GCAAAAGCACTTGGTTTTGATGTTGATGATTTGTTTTATAGAGGTCGATTTAGTGGTAATAATCCAGAAGAATTAGGACCGACATTAGGCAAAGAAGTTTACATGTCAAAGTCACCTTTTGTGGCATCTACTTATACTGACTTTCCAACATTTGGAGAAATAGCAGAATTAATTACAACAAAAAGATTAAATCCTCAAGTTGTTACAATTGATGCTAAAGGAAAAAACTTCAATGTATTACCTGTAGATGAAATGACAGTATCAATTGATGGTGGTGAATCGAAAAAATTTACAGAAGTTTTTCCAGAGCTTATAAAAACTCCAAAAGGAACAAAAGTTAATACAATTACGACTGATGACATTGCCTTTTATTTAAGAAATGTTTCACAGTCTGATGGTAGACCAAGATTTTTAGATTTTGACAATGTTATAGATCGTGGTGGTAAAGGTGGATTTTATGACCTACAAGAAAATCTTAATTTTAGTTTAGGGATACCAAAAACAGTAGGGCCTATTAGAGAGGATGATATTGCATCTAAGGCGATAGACACTCCACAAAGTGAAAGAGTGTTAATAAATAATCCACAATCTGCTAGATACACAAGAGCTATGTTTGATCCTCTTTTAAGAGACATTAATAATCTAAGGTTTGGTATTCCATTGGGTGCTTTACCATTTATAGATACTGGCGAAGCACCCCAATAAAATTATCGGTATTCAGTAACTCCATTTTTGCTGTGAAGATAGATGCCACGATTAACATCAGTAACTTCTTTTGTAAAAATGTACATTGCTAATTTACGAGCAACTGCGTTAAAATCAATACAGTGGACAACTTTTTCACCACCTTTTGTAAGTATGTAATCAAAATCGTGTTTATGAACAGAATCATCTTTATCATAAGATTCCCAGTAATTAATTTTTAAATCAAGACCACAAGCATCTGCGATAAGTTGGTAATTATTAAATTGATTGTCCATAAGGAACTCCTTTCTGAAGTTGGTGGGGGATTTCTCCCCCAGTTTGTTTACCATTTATGCTGTCTAAGAACTTGATCTATTACTTCATCACAAGCTCTACTAAAAAGAGCATCTATTGTATTTTCATTAACATAAAAGTCTGTTCCTTTTATGCCAGATAATATAGTTTCTCTAAAAGCAGTTGCTGTTTTTTCTGATACTTCTGCCTTTATTTCTTCTACTTTAGTTTCTGTTAAGTTCATTTTGTTTCCTCTCTTTTGCTATCGCAGACCTTTCGGTTTCGGTGGGGGAGCAACCCCCACTCTCATCAGTGCGAATTAAGGCCAATAAAGTGTTACACCATCATCACTTAAAAAATCATGAAGAACAGCTACTGCTTCATCTGCTTCTGGAGAAACTTTTTTACCATGATGATGAGCCAACCGAACTTTTTCTATCATAACTTCTGCTGCCCACTTTAACTTACTTGCTGTAAGTCTATCACTATCCTCTGATAAATTTGTAACTTTAATATCCATTTTATATTTCCTTTCTCAAAACTTATAAATTTAATATATACTGATTCGTTTAGTTTGTCAACCCCTAATCCTAAATAAAATTGTTACCTAATAAAAACAATAACTTATAATAATCTACTTGACAACTATTTTATTTATGGTATAGTGATTCGTATAGTAAGAAAGGAATCGAAATGTCAAAAGGTATAAAAGGTAGAGGAAAAACTCATAGCACTTCTAGATCTTGGGAGAAGGCACTTAAAAGAAAAGGTAATAAAAAAGTTAGATCACAAGGTAAGGCATTTTTAAGAAAGGAAATATAATGGATATAGCTAAAGCAAATAAATTATTTTTTAATCCTAATACTTGGTTGTATCTTGCAGGTACAGATGAGTGTGGTTCGGAGTTACATCACGAAGCTTATTGTGTTCAAGCAGAAGATGAAAGAGGAAATCGTTGGACTCACGATTATACTTTTAGACTTTCAGAGTTTATTAAAAAGGCTGAAGGAGATACATTTAAGGGTAGAGAACTTCTTGAGCTTACTGTTGAAAAGCTATGCGATAAAATGAAATTACATTTACAAAATGGTGGTAAGCTTAATCCAGATCATTGGGAAGAAGATGAGCCATGTTATGGATCAGATGCTTATTGTGATGCGTATGGATTTTAATAAACTATCTTGAAATTATTTTATTTGATGTTATCCTTATGTCATTATGTTATTAAGATCACAATTTTCAAAACTTTTAAAAGGAGCTAAAGACATGATGCATAAGGGTAAAAAAGCTATGAAAGGCAAGAAGAAGAAAAAGGCTATGAAAGGCAAGAAGAAGTATTAATGACTGACGATAGAAAAGATGTCGTTATACATGTTACTGGTGTTTCTATGTCTGGAAAGGTGAGAGATGACAGTAACAGACTTACTCCAAAAGATCAAAGAGAACTTGGAAGAGAAGAAGCTAGAGATAGCGAAGGGGATGATTGAAGGTCGGATTTCCGATTTTGAGTCATATCAAAAATACGTTGGTATCGCAGAAGGCTTATCACAGGCATCTGAGATTATCGATGAAACAATGAAAAAGTTAGATAAAGAGGATGGATAACATGTCTCATCAACATGCTGTATATATTAAGAAAGGAAATAAAAATGGCATTTAGAGTTTATAAAGAATATAAAGATGAAGCGACTGAACAAACGATTCATACAACACAACTACCTACTCCATTAAATTGGAAAGTATTAGTACAACCTCATCAAGTTAAAACAAAAACTAAAGGTGGTCTGTACTTAGCATCTCAATCAAAAGACAATGAAGAATATATGACTGCTCATGGTCGAATATTATCTTTGGGTGATTTAGCTTATAAAGATCGTGATACTGGACAGTCATGGAGAATGACAACTGTACCAAAAGAAGGTGACAGAGTTACATACGGAAAGTATGCAGGTCAGAAAGTTACAATTAATGGTGTACGTTTGCTTTTGTTAAATGACGATGAAATTACATCTATTTTACCAGAAGAGGTAGACGTTACATCATACATAGCGACATAACTTGGAGAACGCAACCATGCAAGATCAAAAAGAAGTCATTGACGAAATTAATGAAGAAATAAAAAAAGCTAAAGCTGATCCAGAAGAATTTCAAATTGAAATTACAGAAGATCCAAAAGAAGAAGCTAAAGATGTAGCTGAAGAAAAACAACAAGCAGAAGAACAAAAGCAAGAGCAAGAAGAAAAAGATGACTACGGAGAAAAAGTCCAGAAAAGAATAAAAAAGCTTGTTGATCAAAGAAGAGATGCAGAAGAACAACTTAGAACTATGCAAGAGCAGAATGCTCAATTGAATGCTAGGCTATCTAGATTAGAGCAAGGATCAGAAAAATCTGCACAAAATGAATTTAAAACAAGGTATGACCAGACAAAAAGAGCTTTAGAAAAAGCTACTGAGGAAGGTGATACAAAAGCAGCTATTGCTTTTACAGAGCAGTTGGCAGATATGAGAGCTGCTTTGAGAGTTGCAGAAATGCAACGCCAACAAGCTCAACAACAATCTGTTTCACCAACTGTAGGTAAAGCACAGCAAACTGTACAAAATCCTGCACCACCAAAAGCAATTGAATGGTGGCAAAAGAATAATTGGTTTAATTCACCAGGATTTGAGAGAGAAACTGCACTGGCAAGGTCTTTTGATATCCAAATAGAAATGGAAGGTTTTGATAAAAATTCTGATGATTATTACAATGAATTAAATAATCGTTTACAAAAAGTTTTTCCTGAACTAGTATCAGGATCAAGTCCGACTAAGACTAAAGTAAAAAGTAGACAACCAATTGCACCTTCTACAGGTGGCTCGTCTTACAAGGGCAATAGAGTACGTATGAGTAAAGATCAACTTGAGATGGCTCGACAGCTTGGAATTAATGATGAAAGAAGTCTTAAAAAATATGAATCTGAAATCAGAAAACAGCAAAGGGGTTAACTATGGTTGAGAATAGAAATGTACGTGCGAATGAAAACAAGGTTTCAATGCGTGAAGGTGAATCAAGACCTGATACTGCATGGAAACCTCCGTCATTGTTGGATGCTCCAGAACCTCGACCAGGATATGTTCAACGATGGATAGCTACCTCGATTCAGGGTAAGGATACTCCAGATAATGTGTACAAACGTATGCGTGAAGGTTGGAGTCCACGCAAAGCTGATACTGTGAAAGATAAGTTATATCCAACTATCAATCATGGTCAGTGGCAAGGGTCAATTGGGATTGAAGGCATGTTGCTTTGTGAAATGCCAAAAGAAAGACACAAAGCACAAAAGGACTATTATAAAAATAAAAGTTCAGAAGCAAACGAATCAATCGCAGGAGATCTGGATGCGTTAGGTCGAAACAATGGGCAGAGGATCTACCAAGATCGTGTGTCTAATTCGAGTCGTGGCAGGGATTTATCTGTCATGGATGATTGAAACTTAACTCTGAGGAGATAAAATAATGGCAAACGTAAACGCTGCCTTTGGCTTAGTGCCAGTTCGCCATATGAGTGGTAACATTCCTCGTGCAAATAAATATACAATTACAAGTGGTTTGGCAGAGAACATCTTTAGTGGTGATCTTTGTATTCTTACAGCAGATGGTGTAATTACACCTCATACTGCTACAGAAACAAACAATATTGGTGTATTTGCAGGTGTGAGCTATACTGCTTCAGATGGTTCTTATGTTTATAGTGAGTATTGGCCAAGTGGCACTACTGGAACAAACATAATCGCATATGTATATGATGATCCATATATTGTGTACAAAATTCAGTCAGCAGGTACTCCTGCCCAAACTAACATCGGTAACTGTGCTGATGTAGTTGCAGGTGCAGGTTCAACTGTTACTGGTAGATCAGGATTTAGTTTAAATGGTACTATGTCAAATGGTACTGCTACATGTAAGATTTTAGCCTTACATGACACACCTGATAATTCAATGGCACAATATGCTGTTTTGGAAGTGCTTGTAAATGAGCACATTCTCAAAGCAACAGCAGGTATATAAGGGAGATTAGACAATGGCTATGAATAGAGCACAATTTGCTAAAATGCTTGAGCCAGGGTTGAATACCCTTTTTGGTCTTGAGTATGATCGTTATCCACCAGAATACGAAGCAGTATTTTCTGCTAACACTTCTACAAGAGCTTTTGAAGAAGATGTATTGTTACAAGGTTTTGGTAATGCACCAACAAAGAATGAAGGTGCAGCTATTAGTTATGATACTGCTAGTCAGCAGTGGACAGCTAGATATCAGCATGAAACTGTAGCATTAGCATTTTCAATTACTGAAGAAGCTGAAGAAGATGGACAGTATGGTTCAATAGCGTCACGTTATACAAAAGCACTTGCAAGATCTATGGCTTCTACAAAAGAAATCAAGGCTGCAAATATTTTGAATAATGCGACTTCTAATACTGATCCATATGGTGGTGGTGATGGTGTTGCACTTTTGAGTGCATCTCATCCGACAACTAATGGAAACCAAAGTAATACTTTGGCAACAGCAGCTGACTTATCTGAAACATCACTTGAGTCAATGTTAATTCAAATCGCAGATATGAAAGATGATCGTGGTTTGAGAGTTGCAGCTCAAGGAACAACTTTGATAATTCCAACAGCTTATACCTTTACTGCTGAAAGATTATTAGAATCACAGTTAAGGACTGGAACTGCTGACAATGACATCAATGCGATTCGCAATGGTGGTTATTTACCTCAAGGATATCATATCATGAGAAGATTGACTGATTCAGATGCATTCTTCATTTTGACTGATGTTCCTGATGGACTAAAGATGTTCCAAAGAAGTCCTATGAAAAAAGGTATGGAAGGTGACTTTGAAACTGGAAATGTTCGTTATAAGGTAAGAGAAAGATATTCTTTCGGTTTTACTGATTGGCGAGGTATTTTTGGCACAGAAGGAGCTGCCTAATAAATAATACAAGGGGAGAGCAATCTCCCCTTTTCTTTTAATCCTGACAGTTGTTTACAACTGACACTAGCCAAGACAGGAGATACACATGGCTAATACACATTTTTCAGGTCCTATTCTATTTTCAGGAAAGGGCAACTCTAAAGGTTGGTTTGAAAATTTACCAATTGATAGAAATCCAGATTACATGGTTTACATGGATGATTTTACTGGTGTTACATTAGATAATACAAATGATTGGACAGTAGTTAAAGATAGTGGTGCTTCAGCAGCTATCGCAGCTGATGTTGTTGGTGGTGCAGTAACTTTAAGTTCAACTGCTACAACTGATAACGATGGTGCTTCAATACAAGGTAATGAAATATTTGCAGTTGCATCTGGTAGAGATATTTGGTTTGAAACAAAAATTACACCTACAGATGCTGAAGGTGATGCAATGGATATTTGTATTGGATTAACAGTAAACTTTGCAACTAATCCAGAAGCAATGTTAACAGCAGCTGACAGAATTGTATTTCAAGTAGATGATGGTGATAGCAACATTGACTGTATTACAGAAAAAGATGGCACTGCAACTACAACCGATTCTGGCATTGACATTGCTAGTGGAACAGCAGTTACATTGGGTATTCATGTAAAAAGCACAGGTTCAGTAGAATTTTTTGTAAATAGAGCTAAAGTTGCTACACACACTGATAATATTCCAGATGATGAAAATCTTGCACTTGGTGCTATGGAATTATCAGGTTCTGCTACTGGAACTAAATCAATGAATATTGATTATATGTTTGCAGCTCAAGATAGATAATGGAGATTTAAATGGCTGAGAAAAAAAGAGCTAGAACTAAATCTGGCAAATTTATTTCAGACGATCCAAATACTCCTGATGTCAATGAAGCTTGGGTTGAAGTAAAACCTAAGAAAAAGACAACTACTAAAAAAGCACTCCCACCTAAAGGGAGTGCAGAATATAAAGCAATGCTTTTACGTGGTGAAATATCGGAGTGATAAATGGCAGATATCGTTACAGTAAATAAATTATCAGAAAATACAAATGAAGTTGTGTATGCTTTTCAATATCAATATGTAGATACAGGAAATGAAAGTGCAGTTTCTAAAATAGACGTATCAGCTTTAGCAACAAATGCTGATGGTGAAACATGTACTGGAATTAGAATTGTAGAGTGTTGGTGGGTGATATCAGCTATGACAGTTGAAATATTAGCTGCTGCAGATACTAATGTTATTATTATGCATTTAACTGAAGGACAATCTGGTTATCAAGATTTTTCAAAGTTTGGTGGATTACCTAATAGTTCATCTTTTGGCACTAATGGAACTGGTGATATTAAATTTACAACAACTGGTGCAGGTGCAACTGGTGATGCATACCAAATAATAATTAGAGGTATTAAACAGTACTAATGGCAACTTCTGGATCAGTAGCATTTAGACCAAATATTGAAGAAATAATATCAGAGTCTTTTGAACGATGTGGAATAGATAATCAAACTAGGACTGGTTATTTTGCAAAGTCTGCACGTAGAAGCTTAAATTTATTGTTTTCTGAATGGTCTAATAGAGGAATTAATCATTGGGCAGTTAGCAATAATACACTTTCTTTAGCAAGTGAAACTTCTAGTTATACATTACCAGTTGGAACTATAGATATCATTGATGCAGTTATACGAGAAGATAGCACCGATCAAATGATTAATAGGATTTCCATAGCAGAATACAATCAAATACCTAATAAAACAGAAACAGGAAAACCTAGTCA